CTACCCTTATAATGGGCGGCATCCATTCCGTCACGGTTGCCATATGTACCAAGTTTTCTATTAAGTTTGTTTGCATTGACTCTAATTGATAGACCTTTAGGTGTTTTATTATATCTAGCTTGCTGCTTTCTACGTTTAGCAGCAGCCTTTGGATTTTTCTTGTAGTATTTAGACGTTTTGCTTGCCATACAGCCTCCTCTGTACAAGGTTGGCATCTACAGTAGGTAAAAGTTTGTTTAGCTTATCAAGAGGACTACCATCAAAAGCTACACCTGTTATATCGTTGGTCTTTAACCAATCACATGCTGCTTTTAAATCTTGTGTAGTTGCCTCTCCGCTTTTTATTCTACGTAGAAAGTCCTCTGTAACAAGGTAGTGCAGCTCGTTAAAACTTTCTTCAGTTGCCTTCTTGGGTAGTTTCTTGACTGTGCTCATTCGATTCCTAATCCTTTCTTGACTATTTGTAATGCTCTGTCATCGAGCTCATTATCTGTAGATTCAACTAGCTTTTCTAGTAGCTCAACTACAAACTTTTTAAACTTGTCGCTTTTTAGACCTGTTAATACAAGTGGTTTAATAAGTGCAAACATTATTCTTCTCCGGGTGTAATAATTTCTTTTTTAACATAGCGTCCGTTCTCGTCTCGCTTTGCAGCCTTCTTAGGCTTCTTTTTTACAGCTTGTGCTGCTATTTGTTGTGATAGGGTGCTCATTAGAATAGTTTAAATTTTTTTTCTTCTGGTTTAGGTGGTAGCAACGATTGTATAGGTACGATGTCTTGACATAGAAAAGCTACACGTGTATTAGGTCTTATGGTAAAACCTTGACGTTGTAACTCTGCACATTTAAGTGCTCGTACAAGTTCGTAATCTAATTGCATTTTTTCCTCTTGACGCTTGGCTATGCGTCTACACTGCTCAAGACCACTTTTATCTAGAGGAACCATAAAGTTAATTTGAAAACCCCAGTTCTCGGATAGAGTATAACTACTAGGATTCATACCCATATCTTCGTTAACTTCCCAAGGTTTTGTATGATTGCCCATATAAAATGGACTAAATGTCATTGTAGATCCGTTACATGATATATTAGGACCATAATTCTGACGTGACATCGAGCCGTTGTTCTGAAACTGTACGGCTTGGTTTGTCACATTACCTGTAGCCGCTGCCACAGGGTTTGAGCTATTATTTGTATCTCCTTCTGCAAACGCTGGTCCTACTGTGAAAAGACAGACAGCGATGTAGTAGTAGAGTTTATTGTATAGTTTCTTGTAGTATCCCATTGTTCTACTAATCCAGCAGATCTAGTTGTAGTTTCTAATGACCAAGGTAATGTGGTATCAGTTACAGTAAATACTGCATCTCCACCAGCAATACCAGCACTAGCTGATGCTGTAATATTACTACCATTCCATGTGTTAACGGCAGCACCGAAAACCTGACGTTGCTCGACCTCAGTTATCGTTTGGGTTGTT